CAGCAAATCCAAACTAAGATTAAAAAGAAACTCCAGGAGCGAGGTTGGTTTGTAACCAAACTAATTAAAACCTCCACAAATGGAATACCGGACCTTTTAGCTATCAAATACGGGAAGGCTATGTTTATAGAAGTTAAACGAGAAAACGGCAAGCTCGCACCCTTACAACAGATGCGACTCGAGGAACTAATCCAAGCTGGAGCAATTGTTAAAGTCTGGATCGATTACGAAGTGGACTTTAAATAACGGTTGGATTAACAAAATTATTAACTTAAAAAATAAATACAATGTTTAAAAAAAGAAACTGGACAAAATGGGAACACGTAATGTTTGTAGAAGATTTCCGAGGAGGAATAAAAACATTTGAACTACTAAGACGTGTTGACCAAGATAGCGGAATTACCGAATGGAAAAGAGTTTATGTAAAACAATGCGTTCATTCACTTACTCACTTTCTTACGAAGTGGTGGGAGAGAAAGCAAAATGGAGCATAACGTCTACGGCTTGGCGAAGTGGTGGAATTTAACCCACAAAAGCCGAGAACCTAAAAGTGAACTGAAAACTAAATTTAATATTACCAGCGTATTTTCCGCTGAAAAACTAAACGGCAATAGTGCCAAACAACTGTTATAAGCAGGTAAAATATGAGATTAGCAAACTTTGAAAAATACCAAGAGAAAGATAAAATTGAACAAGTAAAACAAAAAGTTCAATAGATACAAACTGTTTTTGATTACAAAATTATACCGCAAAAAAACCATACTTTATTTGAAGTTAATTTAAGTTTAAAAACTATTGAAATTGCAGAGTTTGACGAACTACCAGCGGTAAAATTTGAGGAAGCAATGAAAGGAAATATAGTTTCACAAAAGAAAGTGACTAAAAAAGAAAACTGTGTTTATATTTCTTCACTGAATAAAAAAAACGTGTTGAAAATCCTTAAACGTGATTTTGGGATTGCTTGCTTATAACGGGTGCAGGCTTGCAGAAGTGGCAAAAAAGTAAGCCTTAATTTTAGATTTTGCCAAAACATTACATACACAAAAACAACTTTAAATTAAACCTGAACTTGCCATTTTTGCAAACCTGTGTTAGCATTAGTGCGGTTCTTAAAACTGAAATTATTATGCAAAAATTAATAAGTATGACCGACTATGTCTTAGAAAGGTCAGATAAAAGTATTTTACAATATACTATTGCTGAAACATTTAAAAACGGAGCAAAAATAACAAATGAAATTTTTGAATATGCAAAGTTTTTAAAAACACCTTTAAATATATCAATGTTTATTCCTTGTGATAAAACTGGAAATGTTTTAAATGAAGTAAAAGAATTTGATAATTCTGTTGGTTCAGATGAAAATTATAATAGAGCTTTGAGAAATTACAAAATAGCAAAAGAAAATGTTTTATTTAAAGGATTTTCTATAAAAGAAAGAAATTGTAATAGTTCTTTTTTTAAATACATTGAAAACGGATTTATAGCTGTTTATTATTTTAATGAAAAATTACAAAAATTTGAACCAAATACAGATTTTAAAACTATTGAAGATTTAATTCCATATAATTTAGAAATATTAAAAAAATGAGAAGCAAAATATCAAAAAAAATAATGTCAGAAACATCAGAAGAAAAAAAAGAAAAAGCAATTGAATACGCTAAAAAAAGACTGCACTGCAAACATCCAAGAGAACAAAGAAGCTATATTGGTAATAATCTTTTAAGATGCAATGTTTGTGGTTTAGAATTTTCGTAGCATTGATGCTAACTCCCGAATAGACGCTATAAATGTATTACAATTATGAAACAATACACTAAAACAAAGGTTATACGTATTTCAGAAACGCAATTAAAAACGCTTCAAAAAATGAAGTCTTATAACGTTGATGTAGGTAAGTTCATTCGTGAAGCAATACAAGAGAAAATTAAACGTGAATACAAAGAATTAATATTAAAGCCTAAAAAATCGGAATGTCCTTTTTAATATTATAACAAATAAAGTTTAATTTTGTTACAAAACAACTTTTTTTCGTTATATTTGTAACGATATGATTAAACCGCACACTATATCTACGCAAATGTGGCTCGAAACCGAAGACGATAATCTCGGTTTTAATGGCTCTTACGTAGAATTTAGGGTGGTAGTTGATAGCATAAACGGCTTTTGGGTTGAGAATGAAGACGAAATAGTTTTAATTATTAGTGGAACAGCCTATTATATCGAAAGTAACCAGGATTTATTGAGTTTTTTAAAGCAATATTTTAATCCGTTAACATTATGATTTTAGAAGAGTTAGCTAAGAAGGATGCCCAATGGCGGAAAATGGCTTTACAAATTTGTAAAGACAAGGACTTAGCTGACGAATTAGTACAGGAAATGTATATTAAGGTTTCAAATAAAACAAAATCTTTGTCAGATGGTTATATATTTGTGACACTAAGATCCATTTTCTACGACTCTCTTAAATCAAAAGATATTTTAATCGATGACTTCAGAAGTTTTGAAGCTTTGGAGGAGGAAATTATAGATTATATAATTGAGGAAATAGATTATAAAGAACTTTCAAAAGGGTTGACTTGGTACGAGAGAACTATGTTTGAACTCTCAACCTTAGTTGGTCAACGAGAACTCTCAAGACAAACCGGAATACATTTACAAACAATCCATCGAGTTAATAAGATGGTTAAATTAAAACTAAATGGCAAAAAGAAAAACTAAAAAAGAAATTCAAGGTTTGGGCGATGTTATCGCAGCCGTAACCTCAGCCGTTGGGATTGAGCCTTGCGAAGGATGTGAAAATCGAAAATTTACTCTCAACCGTTTATTTAACTTTAAAACGGTTAAATCGGAAATGAGCCAAACTGACAAAGAGCATTTTGCTTTATTCTTAGATGCAAAAGGTCAAAGAGTAATCGATGGTAAAAGAACGGAGTTAGTTTTCGAGGATATTGATTACTTAAATAAATTATATCTTTATTACTTTGGATTAGATAATTCAAACTGTCCTAACTGTTCAAAAGTTCACGAACAAGTAATTAAGGATTTATTCAAATTGTATAGCTACAATTAACAATATAAAAAGGTAACACTTGGAAATCCTTACTTATCGGTAATGTAGGACGTTATAATGCCATTGGTTAATTAGTTGTTACCTGCTCCGAAAGGCTGCCATAGGACTAAAATTATAATAAGATTGACAATTCGGAAAGACGAATAAAAATAATCGGTTAATGTAATTGGATATAAATCCAACTTGGGAAACATCCGCTTTTTAGTGGGAATAGAGGTTCAAATCCTCTACCGATTACAAATAAATAAAATTGGATTTCAAATAATTTTCAATTATGGAGGATAAAAGAAAAAACAACGGAGGGGCGAGAGCAAACTCGGGAAGACTTAAAAAAGAAGAGGTATTCTCTTTGATTGAAACACTTGACACAATAGCAATTCCTGAGACAGTTTGGAAAATGTTATATGCTAAGGTTTTGGATAGCGATGTGAATGCTATTAAATTATGGTTAAGTTATCGATATGGAATGCCGAAGCAAGTAATCGACCAGAATATCAATATAGAAAAACCTATTTTCCAATCAATTAATTTGGATGTTCCAAACTACGACAGCCCAGAGTAAAATTGCACGATTAAGAAAACGTGTTCGGATTGTGCAAGGTGGAACCTCCAGCTCGAAGACGTTTTCTATTTTACCTTTATTAATAACTTACGCTATACAGAATCCATTTTCAGAGATTAGTATAGTTAGTGAGAGCATTCCCCATTTAAAAAGGGGAGCTTTAAAGGATTTTCAAAAGATAATGATATTGACCGATAATTATAAGGATGCTAATTTCAATCGGTCATCGTTAAAATATACGTTTTCAAACAATTCCTATATTGAATTTTTCAGTGTGGACCAACCGGACAAACTCAGAGGAGCAAGGAGGGATATTCTATTCGTAAACGAGTGCAATAATATCGACTTTGAAAGCTACCAACAACTCGCAGTTCGTACAAAGAAATTTATTTACTTAGACTACAACCCAACGAATGAGTTTTGGGTACAAACGGAGCTTATAAACGATGCAGACTCTGACTTTGTAGTTTTAACTTACAAGGATAACGAGGCACTCGATCCGGCAATCGTTAGAGAAATTGAAAAAGCAAAAGTTAAAGCATTAACCTCAACGTATTGGGCGAACTGGTGGAACGTTTACGGATTGGGAATGCTCGGCTCACTCGAAGGAGTTATCTTTCAAAATTGGGAGCAAATCGATACCATACCAAGCGAATCAAAGTTCTTAGGTTGTGGCTTAGATTTCGGTTATAGTAATGATCCAACCGCTTTAATCGGAGTTTACGAATACAATGGTAAGATAATCGCTGACGAAATGATATATTCAACTTCATTACTTAACTCCGATATTATTACATTAATGAAACAGGAGCGAACCCTTCCGATTTGGGCGGACTCAGCAGAGCCAAAAAGCATTGAGGAAATAAGGAGGGCAGGTTACAATGTTAAACCCGTTGTCAAAGGTGCAGACTCAATCAATTTTGGCATCTCGGTACTACAGCAAAAAGAATTATTAGTTACAAAATCGAGTACAAATTTAATCAAAGAGTTGAGGCACTATAGCTGGGATGTTGACAAAACAGGCAAAAAGTTAAATAAGCCAATCGATGATTTCAATCACGGACTCGATGCTTTGCGTTATTTTGCAATGATGCAACTCGCTATAAAACCACATCGTAAGGTGATTATCACTTAAATTTAGTGAAAACAACTTATTTTTATAAACAAAATCACATTTTATCGTTATATATATATGAGAGTTATTATTCCAACCTATTTAAGTGAGATTAAATTATCTCAGTACCTAAGATATCAAAAGGTTATCGCTGATAATTCAGACGATGAGACCTTTGTATGTATTCAAATGGTGGCTATCTTTTGTAATTTAACAGTTGCTGAAGTAATGAAAATTCCTGTTAATGATTTCGGGGAAATCGTTGAAACCTTAGCGAAAGTATTAGACCAGAAACCTGCACTCGTTAGAACTTTTAAATTAAATAAGGTTGAGTACGGATTTATTCCAAACTTTGAAAAAATAACCTTAGGCGAACACGCAACGATTGACACGTTACTCGGCAAAGATGAGAATTTATCCCTATTAATTTCGGTTATGTATCGTAAAATAACTAAAAAGGTTTCTGTCTTTTACGAGATTGAGGAGTACGATGGTGACGAAAGCAAAGCGGAGCTATTTAAAGATGTTCCAATGGATGTTGTTATAGGTTCTATGCTTTTTTTTTGGACTTTAAACAAAGAATTATTATCGAATATCCTATTACATTTGGAGAGCAAGGCAGCGAGGGAGGGACTGAATTTGGAGGAAGCTTTGGAGAGCGTTGGGGGTGGTATCAAACTTTTATTCGACTGTCGAGAGAACTTAGAATCCACGTTAGAGAAATTGGAAGAGAGCCTCTTCACGAATCACTCACGTTATTATCTTACTTAATTGACGAAAGCAAAGAGGAAGCAAAACAAATAAAACAAAACTTTAAGAAATGAAATCATTTTATAAAACAATCGACTATATTAAAACCACTTTGGAGGGTGCTCCGTTATTGAATACGATAACTCACGGAACGGATATAATCGATAACGTTAAAAAGAACATATTCCCTTTGGCTCACATAAATGTTATGAGCTCAAGCATCAACGCTGGAGTTGTTAATTTCACATTTGAAATCGCAATACTCGACATTCGTAACATTTCAAAGGTAAAATATAAAGATAAGTTTTTAGGGAATGATAATGAACTCGATAATTTAAATACGTGTCACGCTATTTTGAACTATATGATTATGTCAATGCGTATGAAGCGAAACGATAACGATATTGAGTTAATGAATGAGCCAACGTTGCAACCGATATTGATGGCTTTTACGAATGCGTTAGACGGTTGGAAGTGCGATATTGAGTTGAGTATTCCGAATAACGATTTTGATGTTTGCTGTTAATGGAACTTAAAAAAGTACAGGAGGCATTAAACGCTTTCGGAGCTTCTGTAGTTGAGAGAGCAAAACAAAATTTAAAGATTGGGGGGAAGTATGGAACGCATAACGCATCTGGAAAGCTTTCAAACTCTTTAAATTATAAAACCAAAGTCAACCCGAACTCGGTCGAGTTTGATTTTTACGCTGAGGATTACTGGAAGGAGTTAGACTTTGGAACGAAAGGAAGTCAATCGAGTAATAAAGCACCGAACAGCCCATACAAAGCAACGGCAAAACTCGCTGACATTGATAGGTGGGTAGTTCGTAAAGGATTGCAAGGCACGAGAGGAGCAGGTGGGAAGTTTGTAAATAGAAAATTGATGGTTGCAAGTATAACAAAATCGATTAATAAAACAGGAACACCAGAAACAAAGTTTTTTAGGAGTGCATTCGATAAGGAATACGAGAATTTTAATAATAATATTGCCGATAAATACGGATTAGATTTGGAGGAGTTTTTAAAATTTAGTTTAAAAGATATAAAATGAATATAGTAAAAATTTATAAAGGAGATGATACAATTGAAACTTTTACAATTAAAAGCGAAAATACAATTGACTCAAGTCAGTACGTAGTTTTGTGGGATTGTAAAGAGGAAATATATATTGACGAGGAATTGATTGAAACAAAATATCATACAGTATGAAAGTAGTAAAAGTTAGAAGCCCATTTATAATTGAAGTAAATGAAGCGGGTGCAATAGGTAGCAAAGTTGAATTATTTATTTATCCTTACGGAAGTTCAGTTCCTGCGACTCCAACATATACACTATCGAAATTAAACCCAAGTACAACACAATTAAACACGTCTTATAATGTTTCTAATTATGTTAAAGAATATATAGATAATATAAAAGCTACTTATGTTCCATTTTATGGTGAACTTGAGCAGAATAATGAATGGGTAAAATTTCAAGTTAAAAGATATAAATTAGTAGGAACTACATATACGCTTTTAGATACAATTGATTATATTGGTGTAAATGGATTTACAGATTATACAAGTGGAAATCAAGAGCCAAGCGAAGTAAAAATACTATTATTATCAAATCCAAATATTAATAATTATTACTATAAAACACCAACGTATCCAAATACATTAACGCAATATTTTAATTTGTTAGTAGATAAGCCAACAGCCACAACTACTATAATTGATGTAAAATACGAAAGGATTGATGGTTCAATTTACGAATATACAAATAATTTAGCGGTTGGTTTTGGTGGTATATTTAATTTTGCTCAACCTATTACACCTGTAAAAGCAAATGGTAATTTTGTTAACGGTTGTAAGGTTACAATATCTTATACTCCTGCGGTTGGAGACACTATATTTTTACCTTCATTTTATACATATCCAATTGAGGAATGTAAATATACTCCAGTACTTTGTGACTTTGTAAATAGATATGGAGGCTGGCAAACTATAACTTTTTTTAAGGCTCAAACAAATGCTATAGGTGTAAAAGGTTCGGAATATAATTTACTTCCTGATGCAATTGATTATAATGTATACAAAGGGCAAAGTAAAGTTTTTAATATAAACGGAACACAAACTATAAAATTAAATACGGGTTGGGTTGATGAAAACTACAATGAGTTAATAACTGATTTGTTATTAAGTGAAACTGTATTGCTGGATCAAAAACCCGTAAAAGTTAAAACACAATCACATACTTACAAAACAAAATTAAAGGATAAAATGATAAACTTCGAATTGGACTTCGAATACGCTTTCGACTTAATAAATAACGTTATATGATAACAGTTGGAATATACATAAAAAACTCTTATACCTTAGAATTTGATAGGGTTGAGTTATTTGCTGACGAAAAAATAAGCGTAACGAGTTCAATTCAAAATATAAATAATATTGGAGCGACTTATTCGGATTTTTCTCAGACGTTTACAGTTCCGGCTACTAAAAACAATAATAAGATTTTCAAACATTGGTACGAAAATTCTTTGGATACTCAATTTAGTACGTTAGTAAAAGCTGACGCATATATCGAACTTGACACGATACCTTTTAGAATAGGTAAAATTCAACTTGAAAGCTGCGATATAAAAGAAAATAATGTACAAAGCTACTCAATTACCTTTATTGGTAACTTAGGAAATTTAAAAGACAATTTTGCGGGTAAATTTTTAAAGGATTTACCAACGGCAGATTATGACATTTTATATACGGCTGATATTGTAAAAGAAAAAGTAGTTACAACGGCAACGAGTACCGATGTAATGTTTCCGTTAATTTCATCAAATAGGTATTGGAATTATGGGGCGGGTGGTTTAAATGATATAAGTCTAATCGCAAACCCAATTAGATACAACGAGCTATTTCCAGCGGTAAGATTAAAAACAGTTTTCAATATAATTGAGGATGAGTTTGATGTTAATTTACAGGGAACTGTTGAAAACCCAAGCGTATTTTTAACAGACGAAAGGTTTACAAATGCATATTTATATTTAAAAAATGCGGAAACATTTGTTTTTAAAAGCTCTTCAAATTTAATAACTTGGGACGCAAAAACAACACCTCCAAATTATTACAATATAAATTTATCAAATGAAACTTGGCAGTCAACTTATACCGCTCTCGGTTCAGAATATCTTGAATTTATAACTCAAACTATCTCGATTAGTGTTACCGCTACAGTTGCGGGTTTACCTTACGATATTATACTTTATAAAAATGGAACTGAATTAATATCTCAATCTTTTGTTTCGGTAACGTCTCCGGTAGTTACTGGCTTGGCTGGTTCTTATATAAATCAAAATACTGGGTTTAATACTTTTGATACATATAGTATTAGTATTGTGGCAAATGCTTCTATAACATTTGACGCTGAATTAATTTTAGAGACTACATTTCTCGAAGGATACGAGCCAGACTTTCCATATGATCCAATATATGCAGTCATTACAGATACAGCAACTAAAACAACAAATCAAACAACACCTGCTGCGAAATTGCCTATTAATTCATATTTCCCAGAAATTAAAATTGAGGACTTTTTTGCTGGTGTTTTAAAAATGTTCAATCTTACTTGTTTCTCAAGTGACGGAGTAAACTATACAATCGACACCTTAGAGAGTTATTACAATTTAGGAGGTATAATTGATTTGACAAAATATGTCAAGACAGATTCAATCAATTTAAACAGGGTTAAAACTTATAAAAAAATTAACTTCTTATATGAGAAATCTGAGTCGTTAGTAAATGTAGGTTTTAATTCAAATGCTGGGATTGAATACGGCTCTCTTTATTATGAAAATATACCTAAAACAGATGGCGAGGAATATTCAATAAAGCTACCTTTTGAGGATTTAAATTTTAACAATTTAAAAGACAAACTACAGGTTGGTTATGCTTTAAAAAGCGATGGAATAACAAAGTACATTCCAAAGCCGATTATTTTATATGATTATAATCCTGAAATATTAACAAGTTTAACGGGTACAACTTTTTATTTTTCAAATGCGTTAACTGGAAACGGAACACCACACACAAGTTACAAAGCATATGGACAGGAATTATTAACGGATGGGATTACTTATTCATTAAATTTTCCTGAGCAACAAAGTACATTGACAAATGAAGTTGTAGTAAATAGTTTATACCAAACTTATTACTCAAATTACATAAGTAATATTTTTAATTATAGAGCACGATTAATTAAAGTTAGTGCAATACTACCTATTTCGGTTTTAACGTCTTTAAAACTTAACAACAGGGTTATAATAAGAGATAAAAGATATATTATAAATTCTTTTACAACGGATTTAACAACAGGCGAGGCTTCATTTGAATTATTAACCGATTTACGTACATTATGATAAATAACATTTTAGAAATGCTGAAGCTTGCGGAGCACTTTGATAGCAATGAAATTATTGAAACCGCAAAGGGGAAATACGAACTACCAAAAACTTATATAGAAATATTTAAAAAAGCGTTAAAATGGCAATTGAAAAAATAATTGATTTACAAATACAAAGCAACGCAGACCAAGCCGAAAAATCAGTTGGAACTTTAAAACAACAGTTAAAGGCTGCAAAAGCGGAAGTACTTGCATTGTCAGACCAGTTTGGTTTAACATCTCAGCAAGCCATTCACGCAGCGGAAAGAGCTGCGGAGTTAGGGCACGAAATATCCGCAGCAAATAAACTTGTTAAAACATTCAACCCGAGTACAACTTTAAACTCTACAACTCAAGCGTTAGGAAGTGTAAAGGAAGGATTTGAGGTTGCAAGTCACTCAATGAAAAGTTTTGGAGTTGAGAGTACTCAATTAGAGGGGGCGTTAGGAAAGGTTAGTTTAGCGATGGAGTTCAGTTCTGGAATTACTCAAATTCAAGAAAGTCAAGAGTCATTTAAAAGATTAGGTGCAACTTTAAAAAGTTATTCAATAGTACAAAAAGCAATAACTGCGGGGCAGTGGCTTTGGAATGCTGCCTTAATGGCAAATCCAATTGGAGCTATTGTTGTGGCTATTACGGCATTAATTGCAGCTGGTTATGCATTAACTAAATATTTTATGGCAAATGCTGAGGCATCTCATAAAAATGAAGAAGCAATAAAACAAAATTCAAAAGCATTAAACGAGCAAATTAAAACAGCCAATAAAAACACGGAGGCTTTTGATATAAACTCAAAACAAAAGTTGGCAATGGCTAAGGCTTCCGGAAAAAGTGCGGAAGAGATTAGAAAATTAGAATTAAAACTCGCAGACGAAAAAATAGCTTTTGAAAAATCATCAAGAGAAATTGCACAAAATACTTTTTATAAAAATCAAAATGCATTAGCAACTTTAAAAGCTGCGGGAGCTGACGAGGAACAAATAAAAAACCAAGAGGAAGTCACTAAAAAATCTCTTGAGGAATTTGGTAAACAAACTAAAAATTTAAATGACTCGGTTAAAGAGAAGGCTGCAATTATAAATCGTCAGCAAGTTGAAATTAGAACAAGTGAAACAAAAAATAATGAGGATTTAAAAAATAAAAGATACGAAAACAATAAACAAGAATTACAGGATACTTTAAGCAATACCGAATTATCATTTAATCAAAAAAGAAATTTAATAAATAAAAATTCTTTATTAGAAATAGATGATAAAAATGATTTTCTTAGAGAAATTGATAAACAAGAGAAGGCATTTATTAAAAAAACTCAAGAGGAAAAACTCGAGCAAGAGAGAGCATTTGCAAAAACTTTGAGAGAAACTCAAATGGCTGAAAGTTTTAAAGCTCAAGACGATATTATTGCAGCACAAAAAGCAAATGCCGATATGCTTTTAACAGAGCAACAATTAGCTATAAAAAATGAAGAAGAAGCTTATAGAATAAAAAAAGAAAATGCAATAAAAGCCGGTTACGATGAAAAAACAGGTTTACAAGAATTAGAAACAGAGCATTGGAATAAAATAAATGATATAAATTTAACAGCTCAGGAAAAACAAAAAGCAACAGATAAGGCAAATTCTGACGCTAAAATAAAATTAACTGAATTAGAAAAAAAGGCTAAATTAGATGCAGCCGATGCAGTTGCAAATACTTTGTCCGCAATGTCTGATTTATTAGGCAAAGAAACCGCTGCAGGAAAAGCCGCTGCAATAGCGAGTGCGACTATTAACACATTTAGTTCAGCTCAAAAGGCTTATGATGCAACTGTAGGAATACCTTATGTTGGTCCAATATTAGCTCCAATTAATGCGGGGATAGCAATTGCAGCTGGTATTAAAAACGTTAAATCTATTTTAGCAGTTAAAGTGCCTGGAGGTGGTGGAGGTGGTTCTGCTCCAAGTGGTGGAGCTGCAGCTCAAGCGGGAGTCACCGCTCCATCTTTTAACGTAGTCGGAGCAAGTGGAACAAATCAATTAGCTCAATCTATTGGAGCTCAACAACAGCAACCTATTAGAACTTATGTAGTTTCTAACGATGTGACAACGGCTCAGAGCTTACAACGTAACATAATCGAGAGTGCCACGATAGGAGGTTAAAATTTCAATCTACAGGTTTAAAATTTATTTATTTTTTAAATCTGTAGGTTGTTTTGTATCATTAAATTAAAATTTAATGTAAAAAGTTTATAACAAAATTAATTAATATCGTTATACATATATGGAAACATACAAAGTATTATTTAATGAGCAGGATAACGAGGGGGTATATTGTATCTCTTTGGTTTCCGATCCAGCAATTGGTGTGAATTTTATAACTTTATCAAAACAAAAAGAGTTAAAACTTGCAACTGTAAATGAGGAGCAACATATTTTGATGGGTGCGATATTAATTCCAGAGCAACCAATATACAGAAACCAAGACGGGCAAGAATTTAATATAGTATTCCCAAAGGAAACGATTAAACAAGTTCAACAAAATTTTGCATTAAAAGGATACCAAAATAATTCAACGATTGAACATTCTGGAGTGCAAATTGACGATGTTACATTTATTGAGAGTTGGATTAAGGAAGACGAAGTACACGATAAATCTGTACACTATGGATTTAATGAACCGGTGGGAAGTTGGTTTGGTTTAATGAAAGTAAACAATGACGAAATTTGGAACGATTACGTTAAAACAGGAAAAGTTAAAGGCTTCTCAATTGATGGAGTTTTTGATATGGAGAAAGTAAATTTAAAAAGTGAATATATGAATTTAGAATCAATTGTTAACGCAATTAAGGACGGTTTTGCTTCGGTAAAATTATCTGAGGAAGTTGCACCCGTTGAAATTGCTATTGCAATGGAAACGATGAAATTAAAAGACGGTGTAACCGTTTTGGAAGCTGAGGCTTTTGAAGCTGGTCAACCTGTTTTTATTGTAAACGAAAACGGAGACAAAGAGCCTGCACCAATCGGAGACCACGAATTGGAAGACGGTAGACTTTTGGTTATCGTTGAGGAAGGTGTTATTGCTGAAATTAAAGAGGCAATGATGGAAGAAGAAACTCCAGAGGCAGAAGCTGCAGAAGCGGTTGAAATGTCTAACGAGGAACTTGTTAAATCAATTGTGACTTCTATGAGTATCGAAGTAGCAAAACAAATCGAATCAATTAGAACAGAATTATCTGCTCAAATTGCTGAGGTTAAAACTACTCAAGTTGAGGTAAAAGCTTCAACAAAAGCAAAGCCAGAAGTTGCTGAAACTTCAAACAAAAACGTGAAATTGACACGTAATCAAAAAATATTAAACAACCTTAAAAATTTAAATTAAAAAATGGCTACAACTACAACTGTGAGTTCTAATTATAACGGAAAAGATGCCGGTATGATTATCGGTCAAGCGTTCAAAACGATTGACACTATTGAAAAAAATGCGGTAACAATCGCTGAAAATGTAAACTTTAAATTGTCTTTGCGTAAAATCGCTTATACTGACGGAACAACTGCATATACTTGCGGATTTGCTCCAGCTGGTACAATCGTTTTAAACGAAAATACAATCGAGCCTTTCAAATTCAAAAATGATTTTGACGTTTGTAAAGAAGATTTCAGAGCGACTTGGTCTGACGGAATTATGGGCGGAGGAGCTGCGAATGCAACTGCACCTTCTGACATTATGGATGCAATCCAAGCGGAAGTTTTGGGAGCTATCGGTGAGAAATTAGAAGCTGACATTTGGACTTCAACTGTAAACTTTGACGGTTTTATTACTTTGTTCGCTGCTGACGGAGATGTTAACAAACCAACTGCTGACGCTGCTGTTTCTGAGGCTAACGTATTAGCTAAATATTTAAAACCAGCTTTGGCTGCTGTTCCTGTAGCTTTGAAAAACAAAGAGTTAATAATGGCAGTTTCTCCGGACGTTGCTGAGGCTTATGCTTTTTACCTTTCAACTCAAGGGATTGTTTATGGTAACGGAAACTCTGATTTCGCTTTGACTTTCGGAAGACACACAATTGTAACTTTAAACGGTTTACCTGATAACTCTGTAGTTATCTACGAAAAGAAAAATTTAGTATTCGCTACAGGTTTGACTGCAGACCATAACCAAGTTGCAATGGTTGACGAAGACGAAATCGGTTTATTGACTGGAAAAGTAAGAGGTAAAGTAGTTTACAACGTAGGTGTTGGATACTACAACGCTGCTGAAATCGTTTGGTTATCTTTAGACTAATTAATAATTTAACCGCTCATTAATTTGGGCGGTTTTTAATACAAAAAAAACAAATGAGTTGTTTAATAAGTAAAGGAAAAATGCTTGGCTGTAAAGACCAGCGAGGCGGAATTAAAAACATTTATTTTGCAAATTACGGCAATTATGGTTTCGTAATTAATGCACACCAAGTGACGGACTTAGACACGTTAGATGTGGTGTTTAAATATGAGGTCAAAGCGACTACAAACGCCTTGACTGAAACAGGTACAAGTTCAGAGGATAATGGAACGTTTTTAAACGCTCAATCTGTAGCGGTTACACTTCCTAAATTAGCCGCTGACTTACAGGCTCAAGTACAATTGATTTGTGCGGGTAGACCTTACGTTTTTGTAGAGGACTATAACGGTAACATTTTACTTTTAGGAGCTACAAACGGAACTATGTCAAGCTGTACAAAAGTAACCGGAGGAGCCGGAAGTGATTTAACCGGATTTACGTTGGCTATAACAGCGGAGGAAGGTAATTTATCTCCATTTTTAGATGCTACAACTAAAACCGCTTTATTCGCTTTAGTTAGTGATGTGGTAGTTTCTTAACTTTTTGCATAAAAATTGATAAAAAAGCTCCTTATTGGAGCTTTTTTTGTTACAAAAAACTATTTATTCGTTATATATATATGTGGATATTTAATTTAACAGCACCGTACCAATTCAAATGCATTCCAAGAGGATATAATAGTGGCGTAATTACGTTTTTTTTACGTGACGAGCTCAAAGATATCACTCACGAAATCGAGGTAACGGGTGTTTATTACCAAAATGGTGTATTAGTTTTAATTTTTAACGATTATATAATGAAGGAAGGGCAGTCTTTTGAAATTGTAATCAACGAAAACGATGAATTAATATATAGAGGCAAGGCTTTTGCTACGGCTCAGACTGACTTAGAAAATTTTGAACTTAATAAAGGGGTTCTAAAAGTATAATTTTATGGAAAAACTACAAATAATAAATTTATCGAACTATATAAGACCAGAAATCAAAGAGGTATCTGGTAAAAAATGGGTATTGAATGGTAAAAATAACGAATTTTATCAAACAATTATCGACGCTTATAACGGTTCACCAACTAACTCAGCGATAATTGACTCGTATAGTCAGTTTATTTACGGTAAAGGATTGACTTCAAAAGACAGAAATACAAAACCATCTGAATGGGCTGCAATAATTTCCTTAGTTTCTAAAAAAGATTTAAGAAAAATTTGTAAGGATTTCGAAATGTTTGGCGAGGCTGCGATTGAGGTTAAGTATTTAAAAAATAAAGTACAAAAATGTTTCCATATTGCAAAACAAAAAGTTGCTCCAGAGGTTGCAAATGAGGACGGGGATATTGATGGGTATTATTATAGTTATGATTTTTCAAATGTAAATAAATACAAGCCAGAGCGTTTCGATGCTTTTGGATTTGGAGAGGGAACTCAGGAACGCTCCGAAATTTATATTATAAAAGATTATCAGGTTGGGCAGTTTTATTATAGCAATCCTTCTTACGTTGCTGGTATTAGTTGGGCAAAAATGGAGGAGGAAATTAGTAACTACTCAATTAATCATATACAAAAGGGGTTGTCTTTCGGTCATATTATAAATATGAATAGCGGTATTCAAGAAAGTGCCGAAACAATCCAAGAAAACACACGACAAATTAGAAACCATTTAACGGGTTCACAAAATGCGGGTGCATTCTTTTTAAATTGGAACGATAACAAAGATAGCGAAATTACAATTTCAGCTTTGGAAGTTTCAAACGCTCACGAGCAATATGCTTATTTGAGTTTGGAAGCTAAAAATCAATTATGTACTTCTCATAAACTTACAACTCCGATGTTAGTAGGTGTAAAAGATGCAACGGGTTTTAGTTCAAACGCTGACGAAATAAAAGTAGGATTTGAGGAGTTAATGATAAATGTTATTAAACCAAAACAAGAAATTATTTTGGATGGTTTAATGGAAATCTTTGCAGTTAATGGTGTGGCTTTGGATTTACAATTTAAAAGTTTGAGAGCTGAGGATGTAGCTGAGGGAATAGTTGGAACAGATACAAGTACAACAGACGCAGCGGTTTCGTATAACGGTGCTCAAATTAGCTCGGCAATTGATATATTTGCAAAAGTAAAAGAGGGTATTTTAACAACGGAGCAAGCGATTGTTTTCTTAGTTCAATTCTTAAATATTCCTTCAAATGTTGCTCAATCATTATTCAGTTCGCAAGCTGCTCCATTGACTCAATTAAGTACACAGGTTTGCTGTTCAAAAGACGATAACAATCTTTTAGAAGTTGCTGATTTGCTTATTGAAATGGGAGAGGTTATTGACGAAGAGCAATGGGAGGAAATCGATGCAATACCGGTAACTCCAGAATTAGAAATAAATGAAATAACTTTGAGTTTAGCGAAATCATTTTCAAGTTTTCCAAATGTAACAAGCGAACAGGATACATCATTATTTAAAATCCGATACACTTACGAAGGAGCAAGTGGAGCACAAAGAGACTTTTGCCAAAAGATGGTTTCTGCTGGTAGAACATATCGCAAAGAGGATATTGTTTTAGCTGGTTCAAAAGTTGTTAATCCTGGCTTTGGTCCAAATGGTTCAGACTTGGTAAATATATGGCTTTATAAAGGTTCGGTTAATTGTAAACATTTTTGGATGCGTAAGATTTATTTAAGAAAAAACAATACTCAAATTTCAGTTAACGAAGCGAGAAAAATGATTTTAGACTTAGATCCAAAAGACAGACCAAAAGCAAAGTGGGAACAAAACGAGTCAGAGGTTGCACAAATAGCATCGGCGAGTAATAATTACTGGTCATTAAATCCAAATTACAGACAATAATGGTAACGACTATACTTTTAAAAGAAAACGAACTTACTAAAAATACCCTTTTGGGTGGAAATATTGATATTGATTTATATATCCCTTGTATTGCAGATGCTCAGAGAATTAGGCTCGAGGAAATATTGGGAGATACGTTATATAATAAGATTTGCTTAGACTTTGAAAACGATGACTTAGCAGGTGATTATTTAACATTATACGAGGGGTACATTATACCGTTTTTAATTGCTGCCGCTGCGGTTGAGTATCTTTTAATCGGAGCTTACAAAGTAAATAATAATGGTATATTTAAAACGCAACCAGAGAACTCGGTTTCAGTTGATAAAACAGAGGTCGATTACTTGGTTAATAATATGCGTTTAAAGTCTGAAATGTACAGAGATAGAATGTTTAGATGGTTATATCAAAATCATTTACCTGAGTATGTTAGTAGCTCGACAAATATTGTAAACCCTATGCGATCCAATTTAATATGTGGTAAATGGTGGCTCGATAAACCATACTAAAAATATGAGAAAAACAGACAAACGAACAGAGGAAAATATTTTAAAATTAAAAAAATTTGTAAATGGCATCGACATTAAACTTTACGACAAAAAGAGGGGACACATTCAAACAGACAGACTTCCAAATAAACATTAACGATGTACCGTTGGATTTAACCGATGGACTTGTTAAAATACAATTAAGAAAAGAGGCTGGAGGAGTTGTTGCATTTACTCCAGAGCTTACAATATTCAACCCGACAAATGGAGAGTTTTGTATTAACGAGCAAATTATCGACATTCAAGCTTGTACTTATAAATACGATATTCAAATTACTACAGCAGATGAAGAGGTTAACACTTGGGTTAGTGGTTTATTCACAATTACAGACGATATAACACGATAATATGGCAGATAATGTAAATATTATAGTACAAGACACGATTAACGATATAGTTGTTAATAGTGCGGTTACAGTTGAAACGATTGATATTAACGTACAGGTTGCAGTTGATGAGGTTACAATTATAGCAAACCCAAACGAGTATGTTATAAATGTTAATCGTATAATCGGGGAGCAAGTACAGAGTGATTGGAATGAAACAGACGATCAAGCTCCGGACTATATTAAAAATAAACCAATTATTCCAGCCGCTCAAGTTAATAGTGATTGGGATGCGACTTCGGGAGTTGCTGAAATTTTAAACAAGCCTACTATTCCCGCAGCGGTTACAAAAACGAGCGATTTAATCAACGATGGAGAAGACGGAGTAAATCCTTTTATAACTTTAGAGGACATTCCACCTGTTACGGGTTTTGTACCTTATATGGGTGCAACGCAAGATGTTGATTTAGGATTATTTGATATTACAGCAGCTCACTTAATTAAGGATGGGGGAGTAAGTACACAGTTTTTAAAGGCAGATGGTTCGGTTGATAATAATGTTTATTTAACTTCAGCGGATTTACCTTCAACTTTGGATTTATATGCAACTACAACGGCTTCCGATGTTTCTGGATATACTGTTTTAGTTCGAAATATAAGTGATTCACGTTTTAATACTACAGCGGTTGATGTTTCAACGGGTGTAATTACTACAACGGCTCAATTAGTTGGTTCATTAGTTAGTGATGCAAATATAATATCGGGGAATCCTGGTATTTTTAACATTACAACTATAGGAAATATATCCCGTACAAGTGGAACAGGTCAAGCGGAGTTCTTTTTTAGAGTTTACAAACGTGATAATTTAGGAGTTGAAACATTTATAACGGAATCATCAAAAACATTACCAGTTACCAATGGTGGATATGTTGAATTTTCAGCGGTTGCTTTATGGAACGATGGTATTTTTACAGATACCGATAGAGTAGTATTAAAATATTATGCTGACAGATTAACATCTCCTGTAGGTTCAAATCCTGTTTATAAATTTCAATTTGGTGGAATATCACCTGTAAGAAGTACGGCAGCTATTCCTGTAGCAGTTTTGCCAAACATTTATTTAAGAGATTTGGCAGACGTTGAAAATGTAGATGCTTTAAATAACGAGGTACTATATTGGAACGATGCTGATAGTTTATGGGAGCATAGCTTAGTAATAGATTTATTATCCCCTGCGAGTTCAACTGTAAACGGATACTTAACTTCAACTGATTGGACTGCATTTAATGGGAAATTTAATTTACCAAGTTTAACAAGTGGCTCAGTTTTATTTTCAAATGGTACGACAATAGCACAAAAAAACAGTAACTTCTTTTGGGATAATACTAATAATAGATTAGGGATTGGAACGAATGTGCCGACTTTGCCACTTGATGTAAATGGAGCAGCAAGAATAATTGGTACATTGAATATTGGAAATACAGGTACAGTTGGTAATATATCTTTAAAAAGGACTTCAGATGGAGCTGAAGTAGGCGGAATTAGAGCAGATGGAGCAGGTACCCAAATTGGTGGTTCTGGATATTCAAGCAACATTTTGTTAAATAATGGCTCAACAGGAACAAGTGGAATTTTATTTACAACAGGCGGAGAAAGAATGCGTCTTTTTGGTGCAACTGGTAATTTAGTTATTAATTCAACAACAGACAACGGCGGTAAACTTCAAATAAAAGCACCTGGAGCATTAAGTACCGATATAGCGTTAAGAGTTAGGAATAGTGCTGATACTGGGGATTTAATGACTGTTAATGGATTGGGAGTTAATACAGTTGGAAGATTAGTAACAAATGGAACTTTAATAAGT